GTGGGGGAGACATGGGGGGAGATATGGGGGGAGATATGCCGCCCAGAGAACAAGGACGTAGAATGGATAATGCCTATCTAACACCAGGGGCCAAAGGCAAAGCATACAACGCAGTTAGACCAGAAATGGATGGAAGATTGAGTTCTGGACGTGGAAAGCAAATGAAGAGTCAAGCAGGAAGTCCCGGCACGCAATTTCGAGATTTATTCCCAGGATTTAAATCAATGGACTCCTTTTCGCGTGGAATATTTCCAGAAGGAGTTCAAAGCGATGATGAAGCGGCCATTGTGATTGCGGAAGAACAAATCCAAGACACCGTTAAAATGTTACAAGAGAAAAGGGAACTAATTAACACAAGAATTTCTCACTACTTGAAGAAACGATAAGAATTCTGAGGTAAACAAGATGACTCATAATAAGAAGAGGAACACGGCTTTTTTGTTCGAAGCACTCGTCAAAGAGCAAGTTGAATGTGTACTCAAAAAGAATGATAATAAAGCCAAGTTGATTGAAAAAACAATTAACAAATTTTTTGCCCAAGGAACTTCTCTAGGGAAAGAACTTGAACTTTACATCTGTCTTTCTGAGTCTACCAATTTACAACCAGAATTAGCTGAACGTTTAATTACCAACGCAAAAGAATCGAGAGATACAATTGATGAATCTTCGATTTGGTCAGAACAAAGTAGACTCATCGCTTTTATCAATAAAGCATTGGGTGCTCATATTTATGAAAATTTTGTTCCAAGTTATAGAATTTTAGCAACAATCAATTCATTATTTAACAAAAAATTACCAGTCAAGTATCGTGCCCAAATGGAACAAAAAATCAAAGACCTTTTGATTCAAGAAGCTCAAAAACCAGAAGAGGTAAATAATGACATTGATATGTTGGTATTCAAAAAATACGTAGACAACTTCAATTCTCAATATTCTGATTTGCTAGAGGAACAAAAAGAATTACTAAGCAAATTCATTCTTCATCAATTTGGTTCGGACATGGATTTCAAGATTTACATGAACGAAGAATGTGGAAGAATTCTTGAAGTAATAAATGTTAATATGTCAAAATTGGTTTCTCCGTTGAAAGAGAGTGTTAATCAGTGTGTGAGTGATTTGCGGAATATTAATTTAAAGTACATTGATGAAACTTTGATGTACCAATTAATGAAATACCAAGAATTGGCGAGGACTCTAACAAATGAAAATTATTCTTAATGCTCGCAAAACAATGGAAGGAAATATCATTATTCGTGACCACCATGATGTAGATATTGTCATTGCCCCATTGTCCAAGAAAATCATTCTTCTTCCGAAAAAGAAGATGGTTGAGGATTTGTATCCAATTCAAAAAAGATTCTTTCAACATCTCAGAGAGAATGGTGCAACAATGCTTGGCAGTGAATCAACTGGTTTCATTTACAACTCATATGAGGCTTTATATGTTGAATCTTCAGCGTACGATTCAATCGCAGTGCTTTTAAGATTTATTCACGAGTTCGTAACAGAAGAGAGAACTGTTTACGACAAATTAAAACAATACAAGAATGATTTAGAAAACGAATTATTGGCACCAACGGATGAAAAATCAACTGAATACGGAAAAATTCCTCATAAAGAATTGGATGGGTCTCAACTGAAAGACCCATATCACAGTTACGTTTCATCTTGGTTCGGATGGAGATAATCATGAAAATTAAGTTACCACAAAGTAAAATCCTACGAATCATTCAAGAAGAAATTGAATTATTTATCAAACACCAAAACAATGAAGAAAAAAATGGCAGATTGTTGGATGAATTTTCATCCGTATTTGTCGAAGCAATTGAGGGTGACCAACGACTAAAGGAAGCCGTTCGTAGCAACTTATCATTCATTACGGAGAATTGGGGCGACACTGGATTCGGCGACCCGGCTAGCAATTCAGACCAATCAAACAGACAAGACACATCGGAAGAAAAGGCATTAACTCAATTAAAAAGAGAAATTATGTTCAATTTGAATATTCTTGATGTTCAGCAATTGAAATCGGTATTAAACCAAGTAAAAACGGCAGCCACGACTCAATTCAGAAAAAACGAGGGTGGTGGAACTAATTCTGCTTTCTAAGGAGACGCATATGACAACACAAACATTATTACTGAAAGAGTATTATGCGCTAGACCGCAGCAATGTAACCATCAACAAGGCCGATAACCAATATGTTTTGCGTGGCATCATCCAGAGGGCAAATGCCCTAAATGGTAACGGAAGAGTTTACGAAAAAAAGATTTTAATGAGGGAGTGTAATAAGTACGACCAATTCATTAACGAAAAGCGTTCCTTGGGAGAATTGGACCATTGTAATAGTACAGAGGTTAATCTCAAGAACGCTTCTCATATTTTAGAGCAATATGAATGGAGGGGCGATGACCTTCACGGTTCAATCAGACTCTTATCAACTCCAGCAGGGCAAATTGCAAAAAATCTGATTGACGACGGGGTGACGCTAGGAATTTCGACCCGTGGCCTGGGCTCCGTAACGCAAGAGAGCAACGGAACGGTAAAGGTCAACGAGGATTATCACCTGGTGTGTTGGGATCTGGTTCATGACCCTTCAACCACTGGCGCTTTCATGTTAAAAGAAGGTAAATACATTAAAATCGAAGAAACCAATAACGCAATGTTGTCGGAAAATAGGTCTTTTGAGAATAAAATTCAAGACATTGTCAACCAGATAATGAGAAAGAGGTAAAATGAAACGCGACGAATTAAAAACAATCATTCGAGAATGCATGAATGAATTATTTGAGGATAATGATTATTTCATGAGAATGATGAGTGAAGCAATCAAGGCGGCGGTTGGAACGACTTTAAAAGAATCTCTAAACCATATGCCAAGACAAACTGTAAATGAAAGTTCAGTACGTCAAGTCCCATCCGCACAATCAAAGAAAAAAGGAATCATTGAAAAACAAGGTTTTGATGCGGCCAGTTTTTTTAATGAAGGTGGATTAGATGCTGTAAAGGAAATTTTTGCCACAGGAGCAAAAAACGAAGTTGAACAAGAAAAAACAGCTCATATGGCATATCTTGAAAAAGTAAATGAAAAAATATCAGACGATATGATTTTTGGATCAGATTTTAAACAAAAAATGCAAAAATATGTGAAGAGGTAATAATGCGACCAGTTAATATTGAAATAAGAGAGAGGAGCGGAGAATCATCCGAACAACTTATTAGGAAATTTATGAAAAAAACATCAAGGAGTCGAATTGTACAAGAGTATTTAGATTCATTGAATCACAAAACAAGGGCGCAAAAACGAAGAGAGAAATTGGTTCGTAGGAAATATATTAAACAACGAATTCAAGAAGATTTTTTAATCTCTCTCAAAGCCGAAAGCTAATATAACACAAAATGTCATCTATTTATTGTTGACTAAGGGAATAAGAATAAAATGTCAGAAAAGACCAAACCAACAGAAGATTTGCTAGAAAGATCAATCATTGACGCCAAAAAGGTCAAACAGGTTGCGTTTCAAAGTGCCGAACGAGCTTTAAAGCAAAAATTTTCCAAAGATTTAAAGAAGATTTATTTAAATAAACTCAACGAAGAGGCCGATATTGATTTCGGCGAAGACCTTCTTGAGGAAGAATATTCTATGTTGGGAGAGGAGGAAGACCCATTTGGCGACGAAGACCCGATGGGTGGAGCTGGTGGAGGAGATATGGGTGGAGCTGGTGGAGGAGATATGGGTGGTGGTGGATTAGACGGAGGTGGACCTCCACCTTCCGGTGGAGGTTTGGACCAAGGTCCCGCTCCTGCTCCGAATTCTATTTCTCCTATCGAACCACAAATTCCCACAACGCATGATGACATCACATTACCAAACGGCACAGAACCAGATGAAATTGAATTAGAACTTATTTTCGACAAAGATCAGTCACTCCCAGGTGATGTGAATCAATTCATGCAGAATGATACCGAACAACCTTCAGGGATGGATGATGGAATGGGCGAAGAAGACCCGTTTGGTGGTGGAATGGGTGAAGAAGACCCGTTTGGTGGTGGAATGGGCGAACAAACACCGAGTGGATTAGATGGTCCGGGTATGCCCGGAGAAGAAGAAGGAATTGATTTCGGATTCGGAGACGAAGATCCAAATCAACAAATGAATCCACGACAAAACAACGGAAAGGGATTTGATATGGCATCAATCCAGTTAGATGATGATGTTTTACTTGATTACATCAACAATTCATTGAAAAATGATGAGCTAACAAGAAGAATGCAAGCGGATTTGTTGTTAGTTTCTGAACAAGTTAATCTACTTAGCAAGCAACTGGATAAATCCAATTCAACTTTGGAATTATTACAAAGACAGAATTTGAGACTTATTTATCAAAATAAGACTCTAATTGATGACTCGTTGAGTGAGCATCAAAAACAACATATTGTCAAAGCGTTAGATAAAGCTGCGACCTTGAATGAAGCAAAGGTAATTTTTGAAACTGCAAAATCAAGCACACGAACGAAACCTGAAGGTAATTTGAACAAGATTCATGGAACAAGAGCAACTGGAACAACAAATCTCTTAAGGGAGAATAAGGGTTCCTTGCTTCCACAGGCTGACCGTTGGCAAGAATTGGCAGGCATTAAAAAGAGCAAATAAGAAAATCAATAAAAACGCGCACTATTTAAAGTGTAGCTCACTCAAACGGAGATTAAAGACAATGAAAGAATTTCTACAAAGCATTATGGACAACGACGTTCCTGAAACAAGGAAGGCTCGTGATGAGAAGTTGGTAACCAAATGGAAACCATCGGGACTATTAGAGGGTATCGAAGACCCAATTAAACGCAGGAACATGGCGCGTCTTTTCGAAAATCAAAAGGACCACTTTAAGAGCATGCTCTTGAGTGAGCAAACAAGCATGGCCGGTGGAGATATCCAAGGTTTTGCGGCTGTTGCATTCCCAATTATTCGTCGTGTATTCGGTGATTTGGTTTCAACATCAGACATCGTTTCTGTTCAAACAATGGACCAACCAGTCGGATTGGTGTTCGTTCTAGACTTCGTGGCTGGTTCAAACAAGAGTGGAATGGGAATTAGAGAAGGAGAGTCGTTCTTCGGAGGCGGCAGGGTTGGTGCGCAAATTCTTTCGGGTGTTAACTTGGAGGGTACCAACGTTGAGAAGGGATTTTATTCTCTAAACAACGGATATTCATCACCATCAGGCTCGGCAACTGTTAACTTTCTAGGACCAATTGGTTCGCCAATTGCATCAGGAACAGTTGGAGCAGTCAATTATTCTCTAGACGCACTGTGCCGTTTTGACCCAGACTTGTCAGGTTCATATGTTACAATTCTAACGGCATCAAAGTCTTCATTCGGACAATTGAATTTAAAGTCCTATATGGCAATGACCGATACCGGCGTTCTATCAGGAACCCTGATAAAGCGTTTGACACAAGACTATGCGGCTGACCCATCTAAAATTTTATTCTTCTACTCATCAACAAATGCGGCCCAAGCACTTACCTTGACAGGAACGCTAGACGGAACGCCAACCGCCTCGCTGTCTCCAACTTACAATCGTTCGTTCAAGTTCCCAATCTTTGACAACTTCACAAATGCTACAGCAATGTCAGCAATTGGCGGAACAAGCATTTGGGGATTCGAATTTGACCAATCTGCGGGTTCGCAAGACATTCCAGAAGTCGATTTGAAGGTTGAGGCATTCAATATTCAAACAAACACCAAGATGTTAAAGGCAAAGTGGACAGCACAAGCTAGCCAGGATTTGTCAGCGTGGCAGAACTTGGATGCAGAAGTGGAATTAACTTCGTTCTTATCAGAGCAAGTGGCGATGGAAATCGACATGGAAGTCTTGAAGGACTTGGTTGAGAATGCAACTGGAACAACGCAATACTGGTCACGTCGTCCAGGTCGTTTCGTAAACAGGGACAATGGAGAAGTTATTCCAGCAGCGGTTACGGGTGACTTCACGGGTAACGTTGCAGAGTGGTATCAAACTCTAATTGAGACAATTAACGGTGCATCGGCTCTTATTGCTCGTAAGGTTCTAAAGGGTGGAGCGAATTTCTTGGTTTGCGGACCAGAAGTTCAAAACATTCTAGAGACAACAAACCAATGGTTTGCTAATACGACAGTTGGAGAGGAGAATACTGGAGAGGTTGGTATTAAGAAGGAAGGTCAACTTCGCAAGAAGTGGGACGTGTATGTTACTCCATACTTCTACAGGAACCTGATTCTTGTTGGACGCAAGGGTTCATCTAACTTGGAGACAGGTTATGTGTACGCACCATACGTACCTTTGATTACCTCGCCAGCAATTCCTGACCCAACAGATATCTTCAAGTACGCAAAGGGTGTTATGACTCGTTACGGAAAGAGAATGATTAGACCAGACATGTACGGAAAAATCATCGTACAAAATCTAATCGGATAATATCAAAGGGATATTTTGTCAAGGGCACCTTCGGGTGCCCTTTTTTTGCGCTAATTACAACTGGAGATTGGATAAATGAAAGAACGAATAAACAAAGTTGAATTATTGTTAGAATCTTGGAGAGAAAACAGTAAAAACGTACAAACGTCGAGTCCGAACGATTCTCGGGGGCCGAGGCCGAACGCTTGGGTTCAAACTCATCCAAATCAAACTCAACAGAATGATCCTGAATATGCGAATAGAAAAAATGCACTCCCAAGTGATTCGAGAGATGATAGATGACATTATATTCGCCAATTTCCGGCTGTACAAGAGGCTTATCACATGGAACAAGGAGAAGATTTAATGAGTCACGAGAGAAATAGATTAAGAGGATTAATTCAAAGTATTGTCAAATTTGCCGATTCAACACCTGATAGAAATTATGACGAGGAACCGCCTTGGGGTTATTGGAATATGTATGAAGGTGAAATAAAATACATGCTCAACTCCTATCAAAAAAGCATTCCTGCTGCTTTAAAAGCAGCGGCCGCGAGCGCATTGGAAATTATGGACATAAGACGTTTAATACAAAAAAAGAATGGGGGCACACAAACTTAACAAGGAGATAATCAATGTCTACAATTAATTTAAGTCCAACAAGTTTATATTCAAGACGCATTCTTCCTCCGACAGGAACTTTTTCGGAAGTTTTGGCAGCAACTAATCAAATCTACACTTCATCTTTGTTCATTACAGGTGCAGTAAGTGGACTTAAATTGGCATATCAATTTTTTGTTGGTAATATCTTGGATATTGAGCTTCAAGCTAGTAACGTTTATATGGCTTACGAAAATGCAGTAACTAAATATGGATATTTCATCAACGCTCATCAGGCACAAAATGTTCTATATGATGTTCTCGGATTTGCTACGGCAACTTTTGATCAAAATGGAAATATCATCGTCGGAGAAGATATTTCCACCAAATATCCAAATTTCACACTAGGATATGCACGCAACGTTGCTCAAGCTTTGGGTGGCGAAGTTGGTCTAGGTGGCGTACAAAATCAATACTCTGCCTCTTTTGATATCCAAGATGGAGTTCAGGATTACAATCTTAACTCTTTACTTTTAGGTTCAGAGTTCTCGGGAGTAGTGACTGGTCGTCAAGTTAACATCAAGGATGTGTTTTTTAAAACAAGAGCTTCCCAGTGGAGATTCTTCGGCGGAATGTATGGAGCCGGAGGATATGGCGGATTTGGAGGGTATGGCGTAGGGGGTGGAGGAGGCGCGTACAGTGGCCACGCCAATTCCTCGCAATTCAATTTGTATCCAGCATGGCAAACTAAATTAGAAGCAATGGCTTACGAAGACAAGATGTGGACCAGAACGTCTCACTATTCATTTCAAATCATTAACAATAATTTGAGAATTTTCCCAATACCAAGAATTAATTATTTGACAGAAAATAAATTCTGGTTCACATTCCAAACCCAAAATAATCCATGGTCTGCTGCATCTGGAAGTGCGAATTCTGGAAGCACGGGGGCTATTAATAACCTCAACAACATTCCATTGGGTAATATTCCATATGATTCAATTAATTCATTTGGCAAACAATGGATTAGAAATTACTTTCTAGCATTGGTTGCTGAAATGCTTAGTTTCTCTCGTGGAAAAATTGACAGTATTCCTATCGCCAATGGGCCTGTGAAATTGAACAGCGCTGAGTTGATGACATGGGCTGGTCAAGAGAAAGACAAGCTAGAAAAAGAATTAAAGGAGTATCTGGACAAATTGGCATATCCAGAAATCACAAGAAGAAAAAAGGAAGCTGTAGAGGATGCTATGGCAATTCTAGGTGGAGTACCGACATTCTTTTATATGAGGTAATTAAATGGTAGAAGATAATAAATGGATTAGACCAGAAGCACCTCCTCCTCCAATGTTTACAGGACAGCCTGAAATTGATTTCCAAAAAGGAGTTTCGGATGAAATTATCGATGACATCATTGGTCAAGAAGTTTTGTATTTTCCAATTGACATGAATCGTACACAGTTTCATAAACTATACAAAGAAGCCATACGTAAAGTGTATTTAAATCCTGTAAGAATTAAAGTATTAGTTGAATATTCAGATGGCAACACGGTAATTGACAAATACACGATCGATAGACGTGCCGTTATCAAAGTACATTTTCCAAAAAGAAGATTAACAGAAGACCAAAATATGATGATTCGAGAAGGAGATATTGTATTTTACAATAATGAATTTCATGAAATTGCCAAATTAGAAGAACCAACAATGTTATATGGACACATAGACCAAAAGATTGAAATTGTAGCAACGTGTGTGAAATGCCGTTCTGCACCTAGAGTATCAAACAGGGGATAACAATCTCGTTTTGTCAAAAAGGTCATCTAATTATAGGGAAATACGCGGGAGAAAGTAATCAATGTCTGAGAAGCAGTTCAAATTTGTAAGCCCAGGAACTCAAATTATTGAGATCGACCTTTCATCAACTCCGAGAGAGGGTGATGACATTGGTCCAGTTGTTATTGGCAGAGCACAACGCGGTCCAGCAATGAGGCCGGTTAAGGTAAATTCTAATGCGGAATTGATTGAGATTTTTGGTAATCCAACGCCAACATCGGAACAATCAGACGTTTGGCGTGATAATGCCATACTAGGTCCTACGTATGGAATTTTGGGAGCACAAGCTTCTCTAAAGAACAAGAGTGCTTTGACATTCATTCGTCTTCTGGGAACAGAGCATGCAGAGGCAAATAGTACAACTGGTGCCGGAAAGGCAGGTTGGAAAATTGGTTCAACATCAATTGCAGAAACTACCGGACCAGGGGGTGGGGGTGGGGCTTATGGACTGTTCATATTCCCATCGGCATCCAGTGTTATAGTTACAGGAACTTTGGCGGCAGTGTTTTATCTACAAACGGGTTCGTTGACTTTATCAGGAACACGTTATGGTAACAATTCTGCTGTGACGGAAGGAACAGGAACGGCTGGAATGTTCATGTCAAATGACAATAAACAATTCCGTGTTTTCGTGAAGAATTCAGCAAATGGAATTTCTGACGATCTGAGATTCGACTTTACACCAAGTTCTGATAAATTCATTCGCAAGGTTGCTAACACGAATCCAACACGTTTGAATTCAAGTTTGTACGCAACAACCAAGAATTATTTCTTAGGAGAATCATTCGAAGATTTCATTAACGAATCAGAAGAGACGGCAGCTTTAAGAAGTGCGACAACCTGGGTTGGTGTTATTCTCGGAATAAAGAACGCTGGTACATCAGATGACTTGACAAATCGCCAATTGGCAACACAAAACTCAAGAACGGGTTGGTTTTTCGCTCAAGACGTTGGTACGGCAGCAACATACCAATACGATAATATGCAAAAATTGTTTAGATTCCATTCGTTGGATTCTGGAGAGTGGAATCAAGCAAATCTAAAGATTTCACTGAGAAACATTCGTGTTTCTTCAAATGATTATGACCGTTACGGTTCGTTTGACGTTGTTATTCGTTCGATTGACGATTCGGACAGTTCGTTAGTTATTTACGAACAATTTACAAATTGCAATTTGAATCCAAGGTCTGCAAATTACGTGGGACGTAAAATTGGAGACAAATACAACGTATTCAGCACCACGACAAACAGAAACATGGAATCTGGAGAGTACGATAATAATTCAAAATTCATTCGAATTGAAGTTGCAACGGAAGTTTCTTCTGAAGTTTTAGTTCCTGAGTTATTACCATTCGGCGTTTACGGGCCTCTTAAGTTCAGGAATTTCGCGTTTGCATCTGGTTCGTTGACTTCTTTTTGGGGAGAAATTACGAACGTTCAAACTGCATACACAAGTCCATTCGTAGTAGGAAGTGGAAGTATTCCACAAGGAGACGTAGTAAGTGTTACGGGACAAGCGGTAAATTTTGGAATTCCAGCACAAGGAATTATCAAAACAGCTTCGGTCGTTTTCCCACAACCGCGATTGCGTAAATCAACGACATCAGGAACATTAGGTTCTCCAAAGAGCGCATTCTTCGGAGTGTATACTGACGATACAAATCAAAAATTCTCAAAGGGCGTTAAAGACCTTGTGAGAATTTTACCACAAGGTGTTGATTCATTTGCCCCAGCTAGCTCGAAAGGAACGGATTTCAGTTTCGTCTTTTCGCTGGATGATATCAAATTACAAACAACAACCGATGTACAGTGGGAATCAGGTTCGAGATTGGCCGGAACATCAATCACATCTTTGGCAGGAAATACATATCAGTCAATTTTGAGTGGAGGATTCAACGCCTTTACGACCTTCTTGGCTGGCGGATTCGACGGAATGGACATCAGAGAAATCGAACCATTCAACAATACTGATATGTCAGCGGCGACAGCAAAAACGTCATATGCTTACAATACTGTTCAAAGGGCAATCGAATTACTTCGTGATCCAGAAGATATCGACTTCAATGTTGCTGCGATTCCGGGTGTTAGTGTTCCGGGGTTGACAGGTAGATTGATCGAGGTGTGCGAGGAACGTGGCGACGCAATAGCAATAATTGACATCGAAAACGACTTTGCACCACGCGCAGAAAATTCGAATGACAATCAATCACGTAGAACGGCAATCTCAGTGAGTTCAGCGATTGCGTCTCTGAAAACTCGTGGTTTGAATTCAAATTACGGTGCGGCTTATTTCCCATGGGTTCAAGCCCGTGAGCCATTGTCAAATAACCTGATTTTCATTCCACCAACAGTTCCAGTATTGGGAGCATTTGCTTACAATGATAAGGTTGGTGCAAAGTGGTATGCGCCAGCAGGATTCAATCGTGGTTCGCTAACAGCGGGCCATGGCGGAATTCCAGTCATCAACGTAGCGATGAAGTTGAATAAGAAAGACAGAGACGATCTTTATCTAGCAAACGTTAATCCAATTAGCGTATTAGAAGGTGAGATTGTTATTTTCGGACAAAAGACATTACAAGTGCGTCCGTCGGCTCTTGACCGAGTAAATGTGCGTCGTGCTTTGTTGGACATCAAAAAGAAGATTTCTAAGATTTCCTCTTCAATGTTGTTTGAACCAAACGTAGAAGCAACTTGGGGAAGATTCAGGGCTCGTGCTGAACCTATTCTACGTGACATTGTCGCAAAGAATGGCCTGGAAGAGTATAAATTAAAATTGGATGGTTCAACGACCACGCCTGATTTGCAAGACAGAAATATCATTTACGGAAAGCTTTACTTGAAGCCAGTAAAAACGGCAGAATATATCGGATTTGATTTCAATATCACAAATTCTGGTGCAAGTTTCGCAGACCTGTAATTGGAAAAATTGAAGACAAATACTTAAGAGGAAGGAGAAATAAAATAAATGGCTGATTCATCTGCATTCTGGGCATCACCACTGGTTGAGCCAAAAAGGAAATTCAAATTCCTCTGTTTCATAGGAGACATTCCTCCATTCGTGGTCAAATCTGTTCAGAAACCAAAACAAGCAATTTCAAAAATTGAAATTCCATGGTTGAACCATACGTTCAAGTATACCGGAAGAAATAGTTGGGACGACATTACAGTTGAATTTGTCGATAACGAACAAGTAAATACATTGAAATTGCTTCAAGATAAGCTGAAACAGTCAGGATATTTTTTCCCAACATCTCCAAGTCAATTGAATACCATTTCAAAGAGGGGTGCCGTAACGGCACTAGGCGATATTCGTATTCAACAATTGACTTATGGAGACGGAATTTTAGAAGAGTGGACGTTGATCAATGGATGGATTTCATCCATTGACCCAGGTTCAAACGATTACGGTTCGGACGAAGCGGTTACCGTTTCTGTTACAATTGTATTCGATTGGGCACAAGTAGAAACATTCGACCCACCAAGAACAGCATCAATCTAAAGAGGAATAAATGAGCGACAAATTGACAGAAACATTGTTTCCAGCGGAAACAAAACATGTAGACTTGCCTTCGTGTGGAAAATTTTATCCAATCGGGCATCCTCTTTATGGACAAACGATGATTGAGGTGTATCATATGAGAGGTCAAGAGGAAGATATCTTGACCAATCTGGATTACCTCAGACGTGGTTTAACTCTTGACAAACTTGTTCAAAGTTTGATTGTTAATCCAATTTATAGAACTCCAACAGTTTATGAAAGTATTATTGCGGCAGACAGAAACGCCATTCTTTTGGATGCTCGTATTATCGCTTATACTTGGGAATATCCGGTCAATATCAAGTGTCCTGCTTGTGGAACGGCAGCAGAATTTGTCTTTGATTTGAGAGAATCCCGTGTTCATCAAGGTTCGTTCGGAGACGGAGAGAAGGTTCAGTATATCCCAGAAACCAACTCTTTTACTGTCATTTTTCCAAATGGAATCATTTTACAACTTCGTCCAAAAACAGTTGATGTTGAAAACAAGATTGCCAAAAAACTGAGCAATAAAAAGAAAAAGGACATTACAAATAAGGATTTGTACGAAGATTTGATTTTGACAATCAATGGAAGTAATAGTCCAAAATTGATTGAACTTTTCTTTCAACAAGCACCAGCGAGTTATCTAAATTGGTTCAAGAATTTGGTATTAGAAATCAATCCAGACGTTGATTTGTCACAAACATTCGTATGCCAATCGTGCAATCACGAGGAGCCAATCGACCCTCCATTTACAACTGATTTTTTATTCCCGAAGACGAAGAAGATTCGGAAGGCACGCAAAGACTAGTTGTCCCTAGAGACATGAGATTAATGTCTGCGTTTGTGTTTTTTCCAGAAAATTTGTTCAATGATATTAAGAAATTATTGCACAAAGAAATGTCAGAATTGAAACAATTCAATTATTCCATTTCGGAATCGTATTCGTTACCAGTTGGATTGAGAAAACAACACATTCAATGGATCAAAGAACGATTAAAAAGAGAAGCGGATGAAATAAAGAAAGCCCAAAAAGGGTAATGAGGGGAGGCGAAAGCCTCCCTTTTTCTTTTGTTGCTAATTAAACCATGTCTGACGAAGAAACCAATTCATTATTGCGACAAATTTTAGCGGCCAGTTTGGATGAAAAAAGGTCAAGTCGCCCATATAGTGCGAACATAGCTGCGTACGAAAGTGAAAAGGAATTAAAAGATGAGTGGAGGAAGTTTGGCGAGGCAATGCGCATTGGTGTCGAAAATGCCAAGAATGAATTAGCAAAGGCCGAAAAAGCTAGACTCGAAGCTGCAATCGATGCCATCACCAAGGACGGCGCTAGTATACCAAATGCAATTCGAGAAGCATTGGCCAATGCTTCCATGCCTGGTTTAGAACCAGAAAAGGCGGCAGCATTCTTTGACGAAGCAACAAAGTATTTAAAAGATACATACGGAAAAGACAACCCACAGATTCAAAAAGTTATTACTCTTTTGGAAAATGAAAAGAAAAAAGTAAGTGCTGCTGATGCGGGACAAGATGCTCTCAATGATGCAAAACCAAAGTTCGACACGTTATATCGTCAATCAGAAATCCGTGTTCGCGGTTTCTTTGATAAATTAAATATCAAGTTTGCTGGATATGAAAACAGTCCATGGTACGTCATCTTAAAAGATATGGCCGAAGGAAAAGAAACTGGTGGAATGTTCATGCAAGCATATTTTAATAACATCGGGACCAATGTCAAAAGACACTTAGAACCACTGAATTTATTCATTAATGCTATGAGGATGGTTAAAGAGGAAACGACTAAATTAGTTCAAAACATGGACATGGTTCAGGTTGCATTTCTAAGGAGCACAGGATTTGCATCTGATTTTGCTGATGTAATTGAAAACACGTGGGATGATGTCAAGTATTTTGGCGTGTCCCTTGAGGAAGTTAGTAAAACTATCGATGTTTATATAAATAAATTTAGTGCATTTTCCAAGATGAATGAAAAAGAGCAAGGAAGTCTTATTAAATTAGGAGCCACGATGAGTCGTCTGGGTGTCTCGGTTGAAGAATCGTCAGCGATATATGATTACTTCCAATCCTCGTTAAAAAGAGGTTCAGGCGGGGCAGAACGGGGACTTTTAAACATTGCTGGTATTGCTGAAACATTGGGAGAATCTTTTTCAAAGATAAGTGGAGAATTCGTTAGTATGTTGCCAACATTAGCAAAATGGGGACAACAAACGGAAAACGTTTTCAGAAATCTTGAGGCGGTCAGGAAATCGTTGAATATCACGGCACAAGAGGTATTAAACATTGCACAAGGATTTGATACGTTTGACTCAGCAGCACAGCACGTTGGTAAATTAAATGCTATTTTGGGCGGTCCATTCCTCAATTCAATTCAATTGTTGAATTCTAGCGAGGGCGAGGTTGTTCAACAATTGAATTTAGCATTTAAAGCTTCTGGTAAAAATTGGCAAGCATTGTCTCGTCACGAGAGACAGGCGATTGCAACGGCCGCTGGAATCACAGATATGAATGTTGCTCAAAAACTCTTCAATGGTTCTTTGGCAGACGTTAATATGCTGTTAGCTCAACAATCAATTTCTCAAGAGGAAGTGGACAAAAGATCACAAAGAGCAACTACAATAACCGAAAAATTCACAATTATCCTTCAGACGTTAGCATTTGCTGCTGAACCAATTTTGGATGTTTTACAGTGGATTGCTGGTGCAGCACTGAGTGTTGCCGAAACCCTTCAAGGATGGACAATTCCTGCATTCTTTCTTTTATTCGGGCTATTGGGCGGTGGTATTGGTAAATTGATTAGTTTGGGAGGATTTTTGGGTAAATTGCCATTCAAACTTCTCGGATTAATACCCGGATTGGGTGGTGTTGCGGCTGGATTGGGTAGCGTTGGAGGGGCAGCGGGTGCGGTTGCGGCACCAGCATTGGGAGCTAGAATTACTGGATTCTTTACAGGATTAGGCACTGGTATTGCATCTTTTATTACATCGATGGCGAGCGTTGTTGCAATGGCAGGTCCAGCGGCATTAGCGATTTTACTTGTAGGTGGAGCCATTGCGATCGTTGCTGGCATTTTTGCCGTATTTTTGGGCGTTGCTGTAGGAATTGCTGGCTTTTTTGGAAGTCTCGGTGACGCCGTGAAAACAGATGCGTTGACGGATTTTGCAGCGACCGTTGGGGATATGTCCAACAACGTACCAGGGAAATTTAGTTCAATGGCGGCTTCTGTAGATTTGATGTCAAAAGCAATTTCCAATATTCCATCGGCAAACATTGATAGTTATATTAGTTTAATGGAATCAATCGAAGAAATTGCAAGTTCGGCTCAAAGTAATTTTTCATCTCAGTTTTTAGGTTCTCTGTCTGACGTTTTGACGAGTGTTTCGGTCAATCCATCGATTAAATCCAATTCATTCTTTGCTACTGGAACGTCAGAAGCAGAAAAAGAAAAGACAGATACGATTCAAATGTTGATGAGCAAATTGAATGAAATTATAGCTGCACTAAAGGGGGGCGGGACAGGGCCAGTAACGACAGGAACAAGGTCTGCATCATTGTCTATTGAAATAGATGGTGCGGTTTTGGCAGACAAGGTAATTGAGGTAATTGAGGATAGGTGGAGGGTTAGGTAATGTTTACACTTGAATACGAAGGGGCCATGAAAAAAGGTGGGTATATGCTCAAAATTGAAGCAATGCACACCAAACGTGCAAATACGGGAAAAAATTTAGAAGTCCCAGGCGAACCCGATTCTGTTGAATTTTACTCTTATCTTGAAGATTTCTCAGACAATTATACTTCAAATTGGCAAACTGAAGATGTATTCGGAAGAATGGATGGATTGAGTAATTACATTAACACAAGACGCTCAATCACCCTGTCATTTAAAATTCCAGCGGCTGATCTTGAGCAATCAAAGGAAAATTTACACAAAGTTTCTAAATTGATTCGTTTTTTGTATCCGGGCGTAGAACAGATCGAATCCGTATTACAAGATTCGACGCCGTATAGTCCGGGGGACGGTCGCCCTCAGGCGGGACGAACGAAACCAATACTAAAAAAGGCTGGCGTTTCTACATTTGCAACAAATATCAAGACGGCACCTGTATTAAGGTTACGTTTCGCAAATATGATTCAAGATAGTTTAACTGGTGGCGGACTTTATGGATTTATCGAAGGTGGAATTTCAATGAAACCAATGAAGGATGCCGGGTATTTTACTCCAATAACGGAAATTAAATCCGTAAACGGTTCAGATCCTCAGGACGAATTAAATCCCGCAACATCATTAGAAAATCAAATCTTTCCAAAGGTAATTGATATATCGTTTACATTTAAACCATTACACACTCAAGTATTGGGTTTGTTTGGTGCAAATGAAAAGGGAACGTACACACGATTCAGTCAAGGTTCGGGTGCCACATTTCCTTACGGAGTTCCTGAAGCAGGATTTGAACCTCTTCCTACCAAGGTTTACATCCCAGCAATTCCGGGCATTAATTTTTCTGATTATTACCCTCAGACATTAGAAAATGGAACGAATTTAACTCAACAACCAGATTATGTCAAAGACCAATACGGAAATGAAAGTAGGCCCGAATCCTTGGGTGCAAAATTGGCAGACAGAACTTTAAATATTGTCTTTGGACCGCAAACTCAAAGGTCAGGAAATTACTAATGAGATATGAAAATAGAGAAATAGTTACAAATGATCTGTTGGAATATCAACCATTATTTGAAAGGCGTAAACTTTCTCGCATAATTCATTTCAAGAGTGGTGGGTTGAAATATCCAACTCAAGAACAAATTGATACATTAAACATCCAGAGTGATGTCTGGAAACGCGGGGATGCATTTTGGAAATACGCAAGCAAGTTCTACGACGGCAGGTCGGAATTGTGGTGGGTTATTGCTTTTTTCAACAATACACCCACAGATGCTCATATTAAAATTGGACAAACTGTTTATATCCCAACACCACTAGAATCTGTGCTGCAAGCATACGGAGTATAAATAATGGGCGGTTCTATGAATTACAATCAAAGCGAACAGTGGGTGTTATTCAAAGCTTTGGACAATATTTTGAAATTTCACGAAAAAGATAGATTTTCAAATCTTATTCAAATTACAAGTCAAAATCCAGAATTAATGTTCAATAGGGTATTTGCTTGTGCTCCAGAAGTTGCTAAGTTTTATACAGAATTAACTCCAGTACAAAAAGCGTTCTTACAACCACAAGTTCGTCTTTTTAGAATGAAGGCAGATGGTACTGAACGTGAAATTGCATTTGCTAGCAATTTCAATAGCGATGAATTTAATGAAATTGCACAAGGGGCAGCGGATTATAATAAGGAGCCTGGGAGATTAGATGGTTCAGCTTTGAAAAAGATTACAATTTCAGAGAAACCAGAGCGCCCAACTGACGTAAATTTGTCTTGTAAGATTGATTTATTTTTTGACAACATCACTTCTGTATTTAATACCAATGTTTTGGAGTTAATAACCACCCCAATCCGTCGTGATAATTTTGATAGCAGAGATTATCGTATCAAAATGTTACTCGGATGGAATGTGCCATCCGATTCTAGCGGCCTTCAGTTTAGTTCGGTTCAAAAAGACATCATCAATTCGAGCAATGTGGTCTATTTGCTCGAATTGGTTCAACATAACATTAATTTTAGAGAAAATGGTTCTTTGGATTTGTCAATTGAATACGCTGGAGCCATTGAATCAGCGTTGAAAAATAATAACAAGTACGATATTTTCAAAATTGACATAAACAAGGACTCATTTCGTGGCGTATACGGAGCAGCTAAAGAGTCTGATGCATTTTTTTCATTTGACAGAGGTGTTGAACGTATAAATGAAGCTGGAGAGTATTATATTGAACTCTTTAAAAGCTTTGTGAATCCAAATCAGCCACCGACGAATGAACAAAAAACCCAACAAGACGTTACGACTGCACACGTTCGTATAGAATATCTAGCCAGAAATGCCAGAAAACAACAATTAAATGATAAATTACAAGTAATTGCCACAAAACAAGCTGCTGATAACATAAAATCGATAAAATCGGAAAAAAACAAGGAACTTGAAGAAATTCAAAAAGAAATGGATGAAATTAACGCTCGATTATCGAATATTGATGTGTTAATTTTGAGAGAGAAGTATGCTCAAATTCTTGATTGGACAATGCGTTCGAATCGGATATTTTATATTCCAATTAGACCAGAAATTTTTGCACTTTTGGGAGCAGTCGATGACCCGAAAGCAATTTCTGTGAATTTAGGAGGAAACACGAGTATTATTTTTGACGCCTTGGCCAAAGTTCAACCAATTCAATTAAAATACACAGTAGATGGTAAACCTAATCCCGCTTTAGATCAACTAATAAGCCATTCTGCCGGACTCAAAGAGGCCAAAATTGAAACACAAAAATCTTCCAATGAAGAAAATTTAAAAGATATTGAAGATACAACCAACGAAACGAGCGAAGATATATATGAAAAATTGAATAAGATTAATAGACTCATTGTAGATCCTAACATTGACCCGGTACGAGTTCTCGCGGGGAATGCAAATCCAGACGTTCCTTTTCAAAATTTTGACATATTTTACATTCTTTTGGGCGATTTGATTAACATTGTAACGTATTTATCTGGTAATGCACAAGCAAATGACCCTTCTAATCCGAATATCGTTTTGGGTCCATTTAGATTTGGTGGCAAAATCATTAATTTAGCCCAAATTCCTATCGCCCTGAATCAATTTTCTTCATTTTTCGTTAACAAAGTCATCAAGACTGTTAGAAAGTCTTATTTTCTATGGGATTTTATTCAAGATGTAATTACGGATTTGGTCATTCCTCAGTTAACAGGTGAGAATCTATCATTACCATCAATGCCCAATTTGAGTGTGACAAATACTACTGTTATTTCGACACAACCACTGATCGCTGGAGAAGTTTACTCGGATACCAAATTAGCAAATTCTTTATCAAGGGGTTATGCACCGGGACAACAAATATACTCATATATGGTAATTTACTGTCGTTCTTTTGATTTACCACCTCGCAATGGGAATTTGATAAAGGATGCGGAGGATGGAATTTTCCATTTTGGAATTGGAAGGAATGTCGGAGTTGTAAAAAGCATCAATTTTACAAAAATCGACCAACCAAAGGTGAGGGATGCGAGGTTGACGGGCGATGAGTTAAATCGAGCTGGAAAGGTGCTACGAGAGCACTATAATTGCCGACTTTCGTTAATTGGTAATCCCATGTTCATCCCGGGAGCCCACTTTTATTTTGATGGGTCCTATCTAGGACAACGAGGTCGTCAGGCGACCGAAGCAATTGGATTGGGTGGATACTACATGATTAACGGAATCGACTCAACGTTCACACCTGGAAAATACGAAATGAGTGTGGATGGATTCTGGCAAACAATGGCAGATTATCCAAGAACGGAAGAAACCTCTTACTTTGTTGAGTTAATGAACGAATACAAGAAGAAACCAGGACAAAAATAATGGTTAAAGAGCTTTTTGAAGATAAAAATCCCTTAATTGAAATAATTCAAGATTCGATGGCAAATATCATCGAAACTGAATATGGATTTGCATTCAATGAATCTCTTTTTATTCCGAAAACTTCATCAGTTGGGAATGTGCCTAATAGTGGAATTTTCAATCTTAATTTTACTATCGAACCCTTTAAAGCACTATGGGCTGAACTGAAATATTACTCTTCGGTACAAAGAATACCCAAATCAAGCAAGTATCATTTTTCCAGAATGAAACCTATTCTTGGTTTTAGAGATGTTTTCGGCGAATACGAGGATTACTTCAATGTATTTTACTCAGCAATGTTATTGGAAAATAAAGGTGTTGAAATTTCAACACTAAATTCGTTCTGTGAAAAATTTTTACACTTTCTCCTTAAAATGGGAGCACCAACGACACTTACGGAATACCTTAAATCCAATCTAGTTTCAGTGTACAATACAGGGTTGGCGTTTTGTGTAATAGACGAAAAAATGTCTACGAAAAAAGTAGAAGAGTATTTGTTAGATTCATATCTACCTGTGTTTCAAAATCTGTGTATGCTTCATGGGTTCATTATCGATTCAAGAATACCATGGACTATTGTTTATCGTGTAAACGATAACACTCCAAATTTGACCAATGCTTATGTCAACGCCTATGATAAGGAGGTCATTAGCTTATTGCAGGTAATTGGCTCTTTATGGATGCGATACGCAAACAACCAATTGAGTCAGGTGTCTCAAAACACAATCAATCTAAATGATAAATTCATTGATGCTAATAAATTTCTAGACTTGTACGTCAGAATTAAGGCAAAGGAACAGGACGTTACCTTGCGTCAAGAGCAAATCGATTGGATTAAGATTTACCTACAAGCTAACACCGTTCACAACGGATTAGCCAGTTCAATTCGTAAATTATCGTACATGAATAAAGATGATAAAACCCTACCTCAAGATTGGAGACAAGTATTTTCTCAAAACAGGAATTTGTAATGAATTGCCATTCGAAGAAGGTGATTTGTACATCACAAATCAATTTGACATAAATCACTTTTCTAACGATAGAGTTGAATTTATTCCATGCCTTACTAAGGGAAAACCTTTGGGCGATTTCTTGAGCCATTACCCTCGTCGCTCAAATCTTGAAATCCTTCACAAAAGGGTAATGGCTCATTACAAGACGATAATGACCATCAAAATGTCATTAAATGTGGCGCATAAGTTCGTCCCGGCGTCCCTATGGCAAGCCTTCAACGTGGAGCTTTTGGAAGCTATGAAATATGCATCTGAGGCAATCCCAAGGGCTCCCGACTACGCTCACCAGCGCTATGCGTGGGCGATGTCAGAAATCATTTCTCGCACGCCCCTAAATCACGGTGGCAAGTGGAGGCGAGTGTTGTACAATGCACATCCATCTAATGGATATGGTCGTTATGGATTACAGGAGGGTTCGTTTCCTATCTTATCTTGTTCGAAAGACGAAAGAAAGAAGATTGCACCAATATCGGAAGACCACGTTTTGGTCGAATTTGACTTTAATGCCTTTGAAATCAGAACACTCTTAGCTTTATGCAATATTGACCAACCAAATGAAGATTTGTATGGAATATTACATATAAAACAAGACCACCTTACGAGAACAGAATTTAAACAAAATTTAATAGCGTCCTTATATTCGAATAGGCCAGAGAGGACACCACTGAATTCTATCATTCAAAAACGACACCTGAAACGCAGATTTCCACTTATCGATGGGGTTGTTGTTAATCCATTTGGTAAAAAAATGGAATCCGACAATTACCATTATTACTCAAGGCTTTTACAAAGTACAGCGGCATATATCCTCTTCCAGCAAATGTATGTGTTACAAATGTACTTAATCAACAATAAATCAAAGAGCAATATTGCATTTTGCATTCACGATTCGGTCTGTATGAATGTCCACAAGGACGAATTGAACCTTGTTCCTGAATTTAGAAATATCTTGTCATTAGTGAAAATTAAGAATTACGATGGAAAATTTATGATGAAAATGAAGATTGGTAAAACGTATGAAACAATGGAGATTGTAAATGATTAAAACGAAAGAAGATTGGGGAAAGGTTTATAAAGAAACGGAATCTGATATATATAATATGTTGGATTTTCTTCAAAAAAGAGGCAATATTCCTAGTAATAGGAGCGAACAATTAACTGAGGCTGTTAAAGTTAAAGATGTTTATGAAATGCTTTTCATTTTTAACGAAATTTGGTTCACTATGCCTGAATCGATGTGTCGTAGTGTCAATGGTTGGTTCAATCTCTGTGATTTGTGTAGCGAATCTTGGGTATTCGGAGAGGGGAAATGATTGGCGTTGTAGCAATCGGAACGTTGGCTAAACAAATAACAACAAGGTTGTCTGAATATACAAAAGACATTGTAACATTTGAATTCCAAGATTTGGAGAAACCAAAAAAAACAATGAAGGAGTATGAAGAATCCTTCGATCAAACACTTGATGTAATGAACGTAGATAGCCTTTACTGTTTGATAGAAGGTTCAGTTCCGATTTCAGGGATTGCTCTAAAAGTTCTAGCTCAATTTAAAGATAAACCTATTGCAATTTTCTATTTGACTAAAGATGAAGCTCTTATGTCAACCAAGGAAAAAGAAAATAATAATATATGTATTAACGTGTTGCAAGAATACACAAGGAGTGGTTTGTTTGAACACATGTTTATTATGGACCACGAATTGATGTGGGAATCTATAATTGGAAATGTAGAACAGGCAGAAAATAAGTCCCTGAGCGAATTGAGGTTAATGCTGTTTGACAAGATTTGCCTTGCTGTCTATACATATCAACAGATTCGACACGAAACGCCCATGGATGGTGCGGTGTTAAATTTCGAAGACACTATTTACCGCATCAGCACATTCTGTGAAGTCAAAAACAACACAGAGCTTGTGCCGTATTATCAACTCAGATTTCCAAGGTCATACTCATACATTCTCAATTTGCCCGATAAGTTAAGCAAGGAAGACTTGCAACTCATGCGACTCCTGAAATCAAAAACTAAGGAGTTGGACAACGTGAATGTGGCGGTTTACAAGGACACTAAGAAGTCGCTTATAGCACTTTGTAGCACAAATATTGTACAAGAATCAAAATACATCAACTAGGAGTTTAAAAGAAAAAATGACAAATTTAGACATTGAGTCGATTAGGAATAAGTATAAGTTTAACGCAGAAACGTTGCACGTTGCGGAGGAGGCTGGAGAAAACTTCAACAAGGCTATTAAGTTAGTCAACGGAAAAAACAAGTTCCGTCTAGTCCCATTTGAAGATGGTACTATCGTAAAAAGGGTTCATGTTCATATGAATCTCGGTCTTCCGTTTTTGTGCCCAAAGAAACATGGTGGGGAGTATTGCCCGTCTTGCGACTTTGGTTGGTTGGAGTATAATAACAACGGAAAGCAGCACACCAAAACGGACAAAGGCTTTGACATTTCAAAGGCATTTCTTTCCCAAGAAAAATATGTATTTCGCGGAATTCTTCGTGCTGTAGAAGAGTCCGATTTTAAAGAATTCGGGCATCCAATGCTTCGGTGGTACGATGCTTCACCGACCCTCGCAAAGGATATGATCAAGTATTGCTCAGACCCCAGGGAATACGGCGAAGTTTCGGATATCATTGACGGAACTGACCTCATTCTGACCAAGGATGATGCGAAGGCGGCAGCTCGTCTGCAATCAGTTTCTGCCGATTTGGCAAGGAAATCTTCTCCTGCGGTTTCGTTGGAGATGAATGATCCTAACATGGTTTCCGTTTTGGATGCAATGTTTGCAAATGCTCCTTCTTTTAAGGAAAGGTTTGCAATCAAGACCGCTCAAGAAATTGATGATTTGATGAAGACGGCGGCTTCTAGGGCACGAAGGAGTGAGCGTCCAGAAGAAGGGGCTGCGACGACAGGCAGCGTCGGTTTTGACGACACATCTGATGACTTTGATAAAGCCCAAGCATCCTTGGACGATAGAAAGCAACTAGACGAATTGTTCTGATAAATTTTCACCAAAGAGCGCATAGGTTGGGTAATACCAATTTGTGCGCTCTTTGTTGTTCATGGAGGGGTGACATAGCTATTTACAGCATGCCCATACGTGAGCATAGATACCCAGCATGAAGGCTTTGGCCTTCCTACCCGCAGCTTGCGGGAAAGTTACGCTCGTGGACAGATCGACCTCTGCGCCTCGGATTTCCCGAGGCGTAAGCCGACTGGTTGAAGCGAGAAGTTCACCCGTGCTCACTCGTGAGCACACAGAATAAGGCAGTTAAAAATGAGCGAAGAGATAACCGAGAAAAAAGAAAAAGTAGAAAAAAAGGTTTTATCACCAGACGAAGTTAGAAAAGCAATCAATAAGAAGACCGGACACAAATCTGCTTTTGATATGACTAAAGAAAATCCGGCAGAAGTTAAAGATTGGATTCCATCTGGAAACAGATTGCTCGATTCGATCATGTGCGATGGAATGGTTGCTGGAATTCCCGTAGGACGAATCATCGAATTAGCAGCAGAACCGGGAGGTGGTAAATCATTTCTGGCCGTTGCTTACGCAAAGAATGCTCTTTTGAAGGGGTATGATGTTGTGTATTTCTGTTCAGAGCCAGGAGGCGTTGAAGCAGATTTCTTGACCAAATTTATTGGCGTAGAAACTCTTGCAAGATTTACATATGTTGAAGTCAATTTCATGGAAGAAGTATTTGAAACAATTGAATCATTGCTTGTAAATACAAATAACAAATACCTATTCGTTTGGGATTCTTACGCAGCAACGCCAGCGAAGGCTGAGGCTGACGGTGGATTTGATCCAAGTTCGACATTCGCCATTGCTCCGCGAGTGGCAACGTTGGGATTGAGAAAGTTGTTGGTGCCCTTGGCGAAAAGGGAATCAACCTTGTTAGTTTTAAATCAAATCAGAGACAACATTGGTGCTGATAAGTACAAATTGATGTACGAACCTTATCGCATTCCTGGCGGAAAGGGAATGGCGCATGCTTATTCCAATAGATTGTGGTTGTTTGTCAACAACTCAAAGGCCAAGTCGATTTCGGACGAGGGTGGCGAGAAGATTGGTAAAACTGGCAAGGTGATTCATAAAAAGAGTCGTCATGGAACAGAGGGTCGTGAAGCTCCAATCGCATTCACTTGGTCAGGTGACCATCCCCATTTACACAATGAGGAATTGTGGATGGATGCTCTTAAGGAACGCAAGGTTTTGTTTTGGAAACAACCACGTTGGGTTCTTCGTTTAAATGGAGCTGAAATTCCCATTAAACTTGACGATTGGGAAACATTGCTAAAGGATGTTGAGGCAAAGAAACTCATCATGGCGGCGTTGGACGAAGCATATGTTTATAATTATCAAAGTGTGACCGCGGAAATTCCGAGGGTTGCCGAGGAAGATTGATGAAAAATACCACTGAAAAGGTGGAAAAGGAAATGGACAATGATCAATCATTGTCCATTTCTCGTTCTATCGAGAAATGTATTTGCTCCTCTCGTTGTGCGGCAATTTGTGATGGAACTAAGTGTGGATGCGATTGTTGTGCGGAATTTTATTTCGAATTCCTTTCATGCGATTTTAATTTGGGAGATTACTAAATGCCAGTTTGCGATTGTACGGGAAATTGTACAGAAAGGTGTGCAATTTGCAAAAAAAGGAAGAGTTGCAATGGCAAATGTAAAACTTGCACTCTGGATGTTTATATAAACCACTCTTTCGATATTCCAAATATACCAATATTCAGAGGTGATTGTGAGTACAGCATCAAAATTGACGATACTAAAAACATTAAAGAAGGAGGAGACTAATGTCTGAAAAGAAAAAAGTTCTTTTGATAGATGCCAACAATATGTTTTTTAGAGCATATGCGGCTAACCCTAGTTTGAACATAAACGGGCAACACGTTGGTGCAATCATTGGTTTCTTTTATTCACTTCAAAAGTGCATTAAGGATACAAGACCCCATAAAGTCGTAGTTATTTGGGACGGAAAGGGCGGTTCGAAGAAAAGACAAGAAATTCGTCCAGATTACAAACACGGAAGAAAACCGCCAAAGCCACTGCGATTGAATAGGGCTTTGGACATTGAAAGGACTGATGAGGAAGAGAAAAATTCAAGTTTATACCAACAAGGTCGAATCATTGGCCTTCTGAATTCCCTTCCTATACTTCAATTGTGCGAGCCCGGGGTTGAAGCTGACGATTTCATTGCTTACATGAACAATTTTTATTCGTGCGAGGAACACCTGAAAATAATCGTGTCAAATGACAAGGATTTCATTCAGTTGCTGGATAATTGCACTTTATTGTATCGTCCGACAACAAAGGAATTTGTAAGTCACAAAGCCGCACTGAGTGAGTATGGAATCCACCCTGTCAACATGGCCCTAGCTAGGGCAATTGCGGGTGATAATTCTGATAATTTGGACGGCGTTCCGCGTGTTGGTCTGGCAACGGTAGCCAAGTTGCTGCCCGAATTTGCCAGCGACGAGGCAATTGCCTTTGAAAAGCTCGAAAGCTTGTGCGAGGCACTGAAACTCACTCAAAAGGTGAACAAAAAGGAGCGCAAAAGTTTACCTCCAGCCGAAGCAATTTTAGAACATATTGATAAAGTAAAGAATAACTACAAAATTATGCAACTTTACATGCCAATGGTTCCGGCAGTTGCTAAACTGATGGTTGATGAGCAAGTTTCTAACTTTAAAATGGAAATAAATATGGACCAATTCCTTGCTGACATGAAAGAGGATGGAATCTTTGGCGTGGCCTTCACAGAAATCGTACGTCATTGTAAAAATATGATAAGGGAGACTCAAAAATGAGCAGAAACGGGGCAGAAGTTAGGAAACAAGATTTTGAAAAGTTTGGACCAGCATTTGAATCAAATCTGGTTAAGTTAATTGTTCAAGACAGAGCCTTTGCATCTCAAATGCAAGAGGTTATTGAACTGTCGTACTTCACAGAGAATCATCACCAGAAGATGGTGGAACAAATCTTCAAGTACAAGGAGATTTACGGTTGTCAACCAGCATTTGATACCATTGATTTGTTGTTTTCGCATCAATTACCTAAGGATATTGACGCACTAAAGAAGCATGAAATTGAGATTTTTTGGAATGCAATTAAAAAGAATCCAAAAGTAGAAGATGCAGAGTATTACATGAAGACCTCATTGGACTTCTGTCGTTCTAACAAGCTCTTTACCTCTATCAAAGATAACAGAGAGCTTTTGCTCGACGCTCAAATTGATGCTTTCATGGAAAACATCACAAAAGCAGCAATGTTGGGTTCAAGCAACAACTTTGGACACGATTACAAGGAGGACTTCGAAAAAAGGTACGAAAAGGACCACCGCGACCCAATTACCACAGGATTCCCGGCAATTGATGCGAGGGCTGGTGGTGGAATTGGTCGTGGAGAGGTCTTTGTTTACGTTGCGCCACAAAGTCAAGGTAAAACATCGCACATGATTTACACTGCGGTCCAAAATCTTAGAGCCGGACTGAATGTGGTCTTCTTCACACTTGAAATGAAGGAAGCAATTATCGGACAAATGTTCGATGTTTGCTTGACTGAAATCAATCGTGAAGATTTGATTGATAACTTAGAGCATTCGAAGTCATTTATCAGGGAACGACTAGATTTACTCCCTGGTAAACTGAAAATCATTCAAGAAGAGTATGGCGTTAGTACTCCCCGTAGAATGATTAATAAAGTCAAGAAACTGGAAGACAGCGGCCTTCCTATTGACTTGATTTGCGTTGATTATATGGACATTTGTGCCCCATCAAAGGCGATGCACAATGACGATGGAATGATAGGAGGTGTTCAAGCTTATTCGGAACTAAAAACCCTTACCGAACGCTACAATTATAGGATGTTGACCGCCGCACAAACTAATCGCGAAGGAGCAGAGGCGCCAGTCATTACGCCAAAACATTTCGAAGGTATGTTTAAACGATTCAATCCGTGTCATTTGGTCATTGGTTTTTCTAAATTTGACAACGTGTCTTGTTTGAAGACGAGAATCGGTCCACAGTTTGTTTTAAAAGAAAAGAAGGATTTTAAACGTCTACAGTTTGAGATTTTCGAGGCGGTTGATGACGTACAAGAGCACACGCCACAAACAATGTCCAACGCATTGGATGCATTTATGAAAAATCGCGGAAAAAAGTGAGGTGCTAGTTACTAACCACAAGGAGAGAAGAGACATGATTTTGATAGAGAAAACCAAAGAAATTGAGGCCGCATATTCAAATTACATCGCAATGTCGAGGTATGCACGCTATCGTGAGGATTTGGGACGCAGAGAAACGTGGGAAGAGACGGTCGAACGACTTTGTTCGTTTTGGATAAACAAATACCCTGATCTATTTCCGTACGATGAAATGAAAAAAGCAATTTACCAACATGAGGTAATGCCATCAATGAGAAGTCTAATGACTGCCGGAAAAGCCCTCGAAAGGGACGAAATGGCAGCTTATAATTGTTCTTATCTAGCAATCAACGATGCACGTTGTTTTGATGAGGTAATGTACATTTTAATGTGTGGAACTGGTGTTGGTTTCTCCGTCGAAAGACAAGAAGTCAAGAAATTGCCCATTGTTGCGGAGGAATTCTTCCTTTCAGACTCGACAGTCAAGGTTAGAGATTCCAAAATTGGTTGGTGCACTGGATTGCGCGAATTGATCTCACTTTTATATGCCGGAAAGATCCCAAATTGGGATTTGACTGGTTTACGTGCCGCTGGGGTTAAATTGAAGACTTTCGGGGGTCGTTCGTCTGGCCCAGGTCCATTGAATGATGTATTTACCTTTTTTGTGGCGACATTCAAAAAGGCTGCCGGTCGTCAATTGACATCAATTGAATGTCACGACCTTGTTTGTAAAATCGCAGAGTGCGTGGTCGTTGGTGGTGTCAGAAGGTCGGCATTAATTTCACTTTCTAATCTTTCTGACGAAAGAATGAGGGACGCAAAGACAGGGCAGTGGTGGGAAAATCAAGGACAACGCGCTCTGGCAAATAATTCAGCAGCTTACACTGAAAAGCCGGATATTGGCATTTTTATGAAAGAATGGTTGTCGTTGTACAATTCTAAGTCCGGAGAACGTGGGATATTCAATAGAGTTGCGGCGAAGAAAAAAGCGGGAGAAAATGGAAGGCGAGATGTCAATCATGACTTTGGAACGAATCCTTGTGCAGAAATCCTCCTGCGCATGTTTGGCTTGTGTAATTTATCTGAGGCGGTTGTCCGTTACGACGACACCCTGGACTCCTTAAAGGAGAAGGTGCGCTTAGCGACGATTCTAGGCACGTTCCAGAGCACTTTAACCAACTTCCGCTATGTTCGTTCCATTTGGAAGAAAAACGCCGAAGAAGAAAGGCTTTTGGGCGTTTCTTTGACTGGAATTATGGACCATTTCGTAATGTCTGGTAAAGAATGGGATGACGGAAAACTTGAAATTTGGCTCGAAGAATTGAAACAAGTTGCGATTAAAACTAATAAAGAATGGGCAGGAAAGCTTGGAATTAATGTTTCGGCAGCAATTACAACGGTAAAACCTTCTGGAACAGTTTCGCAATTGGTCAATTCAGCTTCGGGTATTCATCCAAGATTCTCGGAGTATTATATTAGAACAGTGCGTTCGGATAAAAAAGACCCCTTGGCAACATTTTTAATGATTCAAGGTGTTCCTGTGGAGGACGATGTAACCAAGCCAGGAAGCACATACGTATTCAGTTTTCCAATGAAATCACCTCCAGATACAGACTTTACTGACAACGTGAGCGCAATTGATCAATTGCGCATGTACTTGACATACAGAAGGCATTGGGCAGAACATAATATTTCAATTACAGTATATGTAAAAGAACATGAGTGGATGGAGGTTGGTGCGTGGGTTTATAAACATTTCGATGAATTGTGTGGCGTTTCGTTCCTTCCTCATTCTGAACACACATATAAACAAGCTCCATATCAACAAATTTCAGCAACTCAATACGAAGTGTTGGCCAATGAATTCCCAAATTTGAATTGGAGTCAATTCATTGAATACGAGGACACAACCAAGGGCAGTCAAGAGCTGGCCTGTCAATCGGGCGCCTGCGATATTTTATAATTGACGACATTATTGCGCCTGTCTATTCTGAGAACATGGCAGGCGCAATAATGGATGTAACTTCGGAAGATTGGGGCACAGACCCTGAATTCTTTCGTAGAGTCGCAATGAGGAACAAATGGGCGAAATAATAAAGAGACCTTGGGGGTCGTACAAAGTCCTCGTAGATAGCGCTAGCTATAAAATCAAAGAAATCACTGTAAATCCGGGTCACAGACTATCTTTACAGTCTCACGAAGAGAGGTCTGAAACGTGGACCGTTATATATGGCGTTGCTACCGTAACCATGGGCGATGTAACGTGGAACGTTAACGAGGATGAGTGTGTTTGGGTTGAAGCGCAAACCAAGCATCGCGTCGCTAATGATGGTAGAATACAACTCGTATTCATAGAAGTTCAGACCGGCAATTCCTTTGACGAAGAGGATATCATTCGTTATGAAGACGATTACAATAGGGTATAGGGTTTAAAAAATGGGAATGGGCATGTATCCGTTTGAAATTTTAAGCGAAGAAAAGAAACGTCTTGAATTGTTTGTCGACAAACGTCCAAGAATGGAGAAAAAAATGAAAGTTAGTAAGATCAAGAAGGGTAGTAAGTTTTCACGTCATTCTTTTGGAACAGTAACAAACCTTGACTCAAGTCGGGTTGAATTGAGGAATGAAGCTGGTTATACGTGGCATGTTACCAATGACGTTATCGAGAATGAATTTGAATTTTCCGATATCGAGAACGAAATAAAGAAGATTACCGCAACCGAAATGGCACAGTTGATTGTTGATAATCCCTTTATCGTTATGACCGTCAATTTCAACAAGAAAATTGACGAAAAGGCACTTGAGGCCAAGATTCTCGACCTTTATCCAAATAAGGGTGGAAAAATTTTATCAGAATCGGTCTTCAAGGCGAAGGTCAAGGAATCTTTATCTAATTTGACAAAGGGTGAAGAAAGAACCTTGGTTGGTTATCACAAGAGTCGTATCGATGTGAATGGACGTTTTGCATTCACTGATATGGAAATCGAGAGTGGAGAGAAACATAATTTACGTCTCGTTGACCCTCGTGCTTTAAATTGGGTTGTAGTTATGGGCGTCAAATACGTGTTGAAGTGACCGGAGACGAGTTTGGTGCGCCGCTTGTGCGGACTGCGCCCCACATACCTGCTGCCTCGGCAATCAAATCTGCGGATGGTATAAAATTCGATACAAACAAACTTGAATACACTTTGTTGCCAATGAATGCAATTGAGAAAGTTATTCGGGTTTTGATGTATGGCAGTGAAAAGTATGAAGAGTTCAATTGGAATAAGGTCAATGACCGTACTAAGAGATACCTTAACGCTGCTTATCGACACATGGGAGCTTATTTGAGGGGCGAATCTGTTGATCAAGAGAGCAAACAAGAGCATTTAGCTCATGCCGTTTGTTCTTTACTTTTCATTCTAGCAGAGAGTAGTAACGGAGACGCAAAGAACAAATGTGGCTTTAACGAGGAAAAGAAAAATGGCAGATGATAAATTTTATCTGACGCCAACCCCAACGCTGATTATACTGAAATCACCAAGCCAAGACCAGGGAGGTCAACAATGAAATTTGAGAATTTTAAGAATTTACAACAAGTTTTCAATCATGCTGCAAAGTTTTTTCTATACACAGATTCATCAAAAATTTGCAAAACCAGATTGGGCGACGAATTTGGGAATGTGTGCGTCCTTGGTAGTATGTTAACTCGTGACAAGAGTTGGCTAAAGAAGCCCGACGGAATGAAAAAACAATTTACTTATAAAGTTATCGAAATTAACAAACTTAATCGTATCTGTGGGAATGTTTTACTAAAGTTTGTTTTGATCAATGATTCGGTAAAACCATCACGTCGTCCGCAAAGACTAAGGTCTTTAGCTAAAAGATACAATTTAACAATTCCAATTTTTCTAGAAAAAAAGGTATTGGGATACTAATTATGCAATATGATTCGTGAAAATGGATCATAATAGGTGTGTATGGCACCACCACCCAACCCCGAGGACTCTCCTCATACAGGATCAGGTCCTCGGGGTTTTTAAATATGGAGACGTGGTCGAGTGGTTTATGGCTACAGTCTTGAAAACTGTCGGGGGCGAAAGTCCTCCGTAGGTTCAAATCCTACCGTTTCCTCCAACACAAACGCCGATGTAGCACAATTTGGCAGTGCAGCAAATTTGTAATTTGACGGTTGAGGGTTCAAGTCCTTTCGTCGGCACCAAACAAGCCCAATTAGCGTAGCGGATAGCGCAGTTGACTACGAATCAACAGGTCACAAGTTCGAATCTTGTATTGGGCGCCATACGTAGGTATAATTCCAAAGGGGTAATATGTTAATCGAGAAAATTAGAGCCGACCGAATGGCGGCTTTTAAGATCAAGGATCAATTTACCAAGGATTTACTTGGGACATTAATTGGTGAGGCATGTAGGGTTCAAAAAGAACCAGATGATGCTTCTGTTATTTCAACAATCAAAAAGTTCATTCATAACATTGATTTCACTTTGGTTGTTCCGAATATTACGGATGACCAAAGTAACCAATTGAAGGCTGAACTTAAGATGTTGATGACATACCTTCCCACTCAAATGACAGAGGATGAGGTTCGTAATGAAATCTCTTTCGTTCTCGAACAGGGATTGAATACTGTCGCTATGATCATGGGTTGGTTCAAGAAAAAGTACGATGGATTGTATGACGCCAGGATGCTTTCTCGCATTGTAAAAGATATTTTGGAATGAATTTGTTTGTCATTTGGAGGGGTGACATAGCTATTTACAGCATGCCCATACGTGAGCATAGATACCCAGCATGAAGGCTTTGGCCTTCCTACCCGCAGCTTGCGGGAAAGTTACGCTCGTGGACAGATCGACCTCTGCGCCT